GCGACCTATGTCTTGCAGTCGCAGGGCGCTGGCGCGAATCCGCTGTGGGTTTCGCCGCCCGCCGCCGGTGCCGGGACTGTCCTCATATCGGAACAGACCCCGACCGGGTCGTCAGTGACCTTCTCATCTATACCGGCCACCTATCGCGATCTTAAAATCGTCATCCGCGGGCGCTCGGCCAAGGTTGCCACCGCCGACGACATCAGCGCGGTGTTCAATGCAGACACCGGCGCGCACTACGACTATGAAGAGTTGGACTACTCTAGCACCACTACACAGGTGTTCGAGACGCTCGCCGCCTCGCTCATGCCCCTAGGGTCCATCGCCGCCGCGTCCTCTGGATCAGGCATCGCCGATGCAGCAGAGGTGACGATCTACGACTATCGCGGCACAACCTTTCACAAGAGCGTCGCCACCTTCAACGGCCTGAAGACTAACATCACGCCGACAAACATCCGCGGCAAATATGGCCGAGGCTGGTGGCGGGACACATCAGCGATCAATTCCGTCAAGGTGCAGTCCAGTAGCGGCAGCAACTTCGTGTCGGGAACGGTCATCAGCCTCTACGGTATCTTCTGATCTCCGCTCGGCTGGCCGCTTCAGAAACGGTCGCTCAACCAGCCAGTACGAGGCCGCCGCGACTGTGATGGTGACTCCGGACAGCGTGAAGATATTCGCCCGTCCGAATTGCGCCAGCATCGCCTGTAGGACCGGGCCGTGCCAGAGATAGACGCCGTACGAAATGGTCCCCAACCAGACCATCGGCTTCCAGCCGAGCCAAGCGGGCGGGTTCAGGATCAGCATGGCGGCGGCGATCTCGGCGACCGGGATCAGCGCGATTGCCCAAGTGTCCCGGCCAAACAGCGCAACTCCGAGGAGGCCAAGCGCGGGCCATACGCCGCGCACTAGAAGCCGTATGGGCTGGAGGGCTATGACGGCGCCGAGCAGCAAGCCGGTTGAGTGCAGTGGGGAATAGTATGGCATCCCGCTGTGGGGCCAGAAATACGCCCAGCCGAACCGGGCCGCGGTCGTGACCAGCCACGCCACGGCTAGGATCTTGGCGGCACTATCGCGTCCGAACTTGAGCAGGGCTACCAGCACGAACGGCCACGCGAGATAGAACTGCGCCTCGATCCCGAGCGACCATGTGTGTGAGAGCGGGCGATAGTTCGTCGCGAAGGCCTCCGTCCAGTTCGTCAGGTAGGCCAGCGCCAACGCGCCGTCACCCCATCGCCAGGCCGCCGCGTTCGGGATCAGAGCGGGCGCGAGCAGCAAATAGACGGCAACGAGCAGCAGGAGAGCCGGGAATAGGCGTCGCGCCCGGCGACCCAGGAACCCTAGCGCATCCACCGACCCAGAACGCTCGACCTCGGCGACCAGCAGGCTCGTTATGAGCCAGCCGGAAAGCACGAAGAAGACATCCACTCCCACCAAGCCGCCCGGCAGCATGTGTCCGTGGAATAGCAAGACGCCGGATACGGCGACCGCCCGCAGCCCGTCCAACCTTGGCTCGTATTTCAGCCCCACGCCGCAACCGTAACGGCGATTTCCCAGATCGCACAGCCTGAACGCGCGTCAGGCGAACTCTGAAAGTCCACCATGACCAACCCGACGCCAACGCGGGCGGCCGTTGTGCTGACCGGGACGCAACAGGCCTATCAGCCTGTTTCCAGCTTCAACGGCTGGATCGACGGCGCCGTGATCGCCAACACGCACACCGCAGCCGTGGACGTGACCATCTGGCGGACGCTGGCGGGCGGCTCGACCACGACCGCGGCCACCATCCTGCCGCTGACCTCAATCGACGCCGGCGCAACTCTGAAGATCGGGGAGCTGATCGGCCAATGGGTTCTCTCCGACGACACCATCGTTGGCCGGGCCTCGGTCGATGGGGTGGTCGCCTTCAACCTGTCCGCCCGGGAATTTCCGGCTGCGTAAAGCCGACCGAAGCGACCTTCCACACCTCGTTTCGCTGGGCGAGGCTTTCCACGCCGAGGACCGCTGGGGCGGGCTCCTCACCTTCGATCCCGCCAGCTTCCGGCGCACCTGCGAACTCCTGATCGAGCGGGGCGCCATCTTCATCACCGAGCGAGGCCTGATCGGGCTCTCGGTCGGGCCCTCGATCTACAACCACGCCCTCACCGTCTGCTCGGAGCTGTTCTTCTGGGCTCCTGACGGTCGGGGCGATGAACTCCGCAAAGCCGCCGAGGCCTGGGCCTCCGAACACGCCGACGTGCTGGTCATGGGCGCCCATGAGCCCGGGCCTGTCGAGCGGATCTCCAACTGGTATCGCCGCAAGGGCTACGCCCCCATCGGCCGTCAATTCGCGAGGACTGTCTGATGGGCTCTATCATTGACGCCATTGGCGGGCTGTTTGGTCACCAATCGCAGTCCACCAACGCCCAGAAGGGCGTCTCCGACTTCCAGAACGCGACCAATGCGGCGACGGCGAACTACAGCCCGTTCATCACCGGCGGCACGAACGCCTTCAACAGCGCTCAGGCCATGCTTCAGCCGGGGTATCAGTTCAACTCCAGCGACCCGTCTTATGCCTGGCGCTATCAGCAGGGCCTCGACGCGGCGAACGCTGGCGCGAGCGCGGCGGGATCGCTCAACTCGGGCGGCCAGTTGAAGGCGCTTCAGCAATACGGCCAGGGCCTCGCCTCGACGGAATTCAACAACCAATTCAACCGCCAAAATACCCTCGCCAACTACGGCCTGCAAGCGGCGAACGGCGAAAGCAACGCGCTGTTCAACGGCGCGAACGGCACGGCGAAATACCGCGGCAACCAGGGCGATGCGACCGCAGCTCAGTGGGGCGACGGGGCCAATCTCGTGACCAGCGTCGGCAAGTTCTTCGGGTTCTAGGGAGCGCATCTGAATGTCGTTCCAGGACACCTACAACCAGACGCGGAACGCCTTCGTCAATCGACAGGAGGCGATCCGCAAGAACGCGCTCAACGCCCAGCAGGATCAGGCCTCGATCACCGCCGGCAACGCGCTGGCTGGCGGGGACATTCCTGGGGCCGCGAACGCGCTCTACAAGGCGGGCGACATCGGAACCGGCCTGAAGGTGGCGCAATACGACGACGCCACCCGCGCCAAGCACGCCGAGGCCGCCCAGCGCATTACGCAGGGCATCCGCGCCGCCGTGGCCGCCGGGCACTCGCCCAGCGACGCCTACGACATGGCCCAGCAGATCGCCCCGCAGCTTGGCATCAACCCGCAAGACCTCGCCAAGATGCGACCGGCCTTCGACAAGGACCCTCAAGGCTTCCTCGATCTGGTGGATGCGCAGTCGAAGAAGGAACTCCAGTTCTTCCAGACCAAGCAGGGCATCTACGCGGGCGACAAGACGACGGGCAAGGTGTCCCAATCGGTAGCCCTGCCCGGCGAGCCCATCGCGCTCGATCCCGGCAAGAACTACTACATGCCCGACAGCGGCGCGACACCCGCCAGCGCTGCCCCAGTCGCCGCGCCGACCGTGGCGAGCGCGGGTGGCGCCTCTCCGTCAGCGGACGCCGTATGGGCCTCGATCCACCAGCAGGAATCGGGCGGCCAGAAGGAGCCGGGCAGGGCGGTTGGTCCCGACACGCCCTACGGCAATGCGCTCGGCTCGACCCAGATGCTTCCGGCGACCGCCGAGGCCATGGCCCGCAAGCTCGGCATCCCGTGGAACCCGGCCCTGATGCGGGAGAACACCCCGCAAGCGCTCACCTATCAGGACAAGCTCGGCCGGGCCTACTTTGACGAGGGGGTGGAGAAGTCCGGCGGCGACCTCGCTGGGGGTGCGGCCTACTACTTCGGCGGTCCCGACATGAAGTTGCATGGCCCCAAGACGGCGGCCTATGTGCAACAGGTCATGAACCGCGCCGGCCAGCCGCTCGCGGGCGGATCGGGCGCGGATACTGTCGAGACGGCCCCTCAGATCCCCGGCTACAAGCTGATCCAGCAGGGCAGCGGACAGGTCTGGAAGCCGGACGGCAAGGGCGCGCTGATCAACACCCGCACCGGCGACCGCAAGAAGGACCCGACGTTCGAGGGTGGAGCGACCGCCGCCGATCCCAACATCGTCAAAGGCCTGATCGAGGGCCGGATCGCGCCTCCCACGCAGAAGGCCGCCGCGACCGACTACTGGCAGGCCCAGCTTCAGGCTGCGACCCAGCAGGATCCGACCTTTGACGGCGTGAACTTCCAGGCCAGGGCCAAGACCCGGGCGGACTTCACGTCGGGCAAGTCGGCGGTCAACATCACGGCCCTGAACACCGTCGTGGGCCACCTCGACAGCCTGGATCGCTCCATCGACAAGCTGGGGAACTACGGGGGCTTTCCGGGCTCGACGCTGAACAACAAGCTGGCCCATGGGATCGCAGCGGCTAGCGGCACCGATGAGCGCATCCGCAGCTTTGAAACCGCCAAGGAAGCCGTCGCCAACGAACTGACGCGCGTGTTCCGCGGTACGGGCGGGGCCGAAGCCGACATCCAGGCGTGGAAGAAGCAACTCGACAGCTCCAACTCGCCCAGCGCGCTCCATTCGACGGTGCGCCAGATGGCCGAGCTGATCAACTCGCGGATGGAGGCTCTCGGCGAGCAATACAACCAGGGCATGGGGACCACGAAAGACCCGATCCAACTCCTGACGCCCGACAAGCAAAAAGCCTTCCTACGGCTGAGCGGGCAGGGCGGCTCCGCGGCAGCGGCCGCCACGCCCGGCGCTACCGCCAAGGGTCCGACCGTCATTCGCTACGATGCTCAGGGAAACCGCATCAAGTGACCATCCAAGCCCAATCCGCCGATGGGGTGATCCACGAGTTCCCCGACAACACGAACCCGGCTGTCATCGACGGCGCCATGAAGGCTTACGCCGCGTCCAAGGCCCCGCCCAAGGGCATCGCGGACACGATCAGTGGCCTCATGGCGAACGTGAACCGCGGGCTAGGCGTCGGCGACGAACTGGCGGCCGGGGCGAACACCATCCGGGACGTGGTGACCGGCAAATCCGGCCCCGACCTCGTTCAGACCTACAAGGACGAACTCGCGGGCCAGCGCAACCGGGAAAGCAGCTTCGCCTCGGCTCACCCCAACGCTGCGGCCCTGGCGCGCGGGACGGGCATGGCGGCCACGGCGGCGATCCCGGCGGGCAACTCGGCCAACCTGCTCGCCCAAAGCCCGCGTCTGGTCAACATGGCGCGCGGGGCCGTGACGGGCGGGCTGACTGCTGCGGCCTATGGCGCGGCGGATGCGGGGTCGGGCAGCGAACGCCTGAAGGCGGCCTCGGAGGGCGCCACGAACCCCCTGGCGCTCGGTCTGGGCGCCGTGGGGGGTGGGCTTGGCCCGGCGGCGTCTCGCGGCGCTGGGCGTGGTCCATCGCCTGATGTGGCGGCCCTTGTGAAGGAAGGCGTCAACCTCACGCCGGGTCAGGCGCGCGGCGGCCTCGCCAAGACCGCAGAAGACATCGCCACCAGCGCCCCCATCCTTGGGACGGCGATCCAAGAAGCCCGCAAGTCCGGCCTGCAAAGCTTCAACCGCGCCGTGGTCAACCGCGCTCTGAAGCCCATCGGCGAGGCGCTTCCCGACCACATCGAGACGGGCACGGACGCCGTGAAGTACGCAGGCGACACGCTCTCCGCAGCCTACAAGAAGACCCTGCCTGAAGGCACAGTGAGGCCGGATGCGCGCTTTGTGGCCGACGTGAATAAGAACGTCACGCCGCTCGCCGAGACGCTGAGCAAGGACAACCAAGACGCCCTGCAAGGCATCCTCGCCAAGCGCGTGACTGATGTCAGCAAGGCCAATGACAACCTGCTGGACGGAAAGACCTTCCAGAAGATCGTCCAAGGGCTGGACTATGAAATCGGGCGCTTCGCGAACTCCGCAGACCCCGATCACGTCGCGATGAGCCAGGCGCTCGGGGCCACCAAGGACGCCATCGAATCCGCCGCCATGCGCCAGAACCCGACGTTCGCCACGGCCAAGAACAAGATCGACCTCGGCTGGGCGAACCTTGCCCGCGTGGAGCGCGCAGCGGGCGGGGCGGGGGCAGACGGCGGGATCTTCACCCCGGCGCAGTACAACTCGGCGGTCAGCGCCAGCGAAACCAAGGTCGGGGGCCGCAATCGTCGGATGGCGCGCGGCGAAGGCCTGAATCAAGACCTGGCGCAAGCGGCCAAGGCGGTGTTGCCGAGCAAGGTCCCGGACAGCGGAACGGCGGGCCGAGCGGCGATGATGAGCGTTGTCGCTCACGCACCGGGCGCCGTGGTTGGCGCCATGACCGGCGGTGGACCGGGCGCCATGGCCGGCCTCGCGGCAACGACGGGCGGCCTTGCGGCGGCGTCTCGCGCCTACTCGCCCCAGGCGATGGCGGCCTTCAACGCAGCGCTGCGCAGCAACATCAGCCAGCGGGAGGCGGCAAGCGCCGTGGGCCAGCTTGGACGGATCGCTGCGAAGGAGCCGGCAGCAAGAGCACTCTACCGGGAAGCCTTGCAACGGCTGGGTCGGACGGCGGGGCTGGTCGGCTCGCAATCCGCTTCAGGCCGCGGAAACCCCGGACAATAGCCACCCACACGATGAAGAAACCCGGGACCGCCCAGGCCTCACGATAGAGCCGGTCGAACTCGTCTTCCGGCGGAAGCGCCTTCTGCATCTCCACACCCTAGCACGTTTTCACGGAGCGACCGCATGGCCGTTGCGAAACTCGACCTGCGCAACATCGACTTCGACCTCGATGGACACCTGAACGCAGGCGGGCTGATCCACACCTATGCGGCCAGCACCACCACGCCGCTCGCGACCTATACCGATGCGACGGGCCTCCAGGCGAACGCCAACCCCATCGTGGCGGACAGCTCGGGAAACTACCACCTCTGGCTGACGGTCGGATCGGCCTACAAGTTCGTCTTCGCGACCGCCGAAGACGTCACGATCTACAGCGAGAACAACGTCACCGTGGCGACCGGCGGGACCGTCGAGGGCTCGGTCTTCTGCGATGTCCTGCTGACCTATCCGGGTGGGCCTCCGGGCTCCTCGGAATGGCTTGGCGGCGAGCGTTTCGCCCACGATGTGGACTTCCTGGCCAATTGGGCTGGGTCCTACGGCAAGGTCCCCAAGACGCTTCCGGCCGCCTCCTTCGAAGTCACCATCAAGAAGAACAACTCCACGGTCGGCACGGCCACTTGCGACACGTCCGGCGTCTGGACCTTCGCGACCTCGGGCGGGGCGCAACAGCACTTCCTCGCGGGCGATGAGATCGACTTCTACGGCCCGTCGAGCGCGGACACCAACATCACCGACTTTGGCCTGACCCTGGCCGGGAGCCTCGCGTAATGGCTGACCTCATGTACGGCGGGGAGATCGGCCCGCTGATCCCGTCTGACGGGACGGTCGTAGAGCTTACCGCCACCGGCAACGTCTACGACACGGCCAAGTGCCGTTGCGCGGTCTATATCTTTAGCCGCAACAGCTCCGCATCAAGCCCGACCTTCGCCGCGAAGGACACGCTGTGGGTCCATTGGGACACCAACAGCGATACCCACTTCGACAACCGCAAGTCGGGGATCGTGGAGCTGGTCGCGAGTTCGACGCCGATCATCCGCGTCGCCTCGACCCAGGCCGGGCAGGGCAACGATACCCTCTACCTGGAGTATTTCAGCGGCGGCACGTGGACGACGGTCGGCGGAAGCCAGACCTTCACCACCTTTGGCGTGCGCCAGACCTTCGACCTGTTCTTCGAGAAATCCAGCGGAACGCTTCGCCTCTACTCCTCGGGAAGCCTCGTCACCGCACTTGGCGGAACCGCCGTCGTCGCCCTGCAAAGCCTCGGCGCGATCACGCGGGTAGACTGGCGCGGCAACTACGACGGCGGCATCAAGGTCAGCCAGAACGTGGTGTCAGAAGACAGCACCATCGGGGTCAGCGTCTACACCCGCTATCCGAACGGCGCAGGGGCTTCCAGCGACTACACCGGCTCCTACGCCAACGTCGATGAGATCGTCTATTCCGACGCCGACGCGATCACCTCCACTGTCTCGGGCGATACGGAACTCTTCACCCACACCGGCCCGACACTGCCCTCCACGATTGCCGTGCGTGGCGTCTACATCGCGGCCCGCGCCAAGACCGGCGGGACGGTGACCGGCCAGAAGGGTGCGCTCCGCATCGGCTCCACGACGTACGCGTCGGCCGCCAACGTCCTTGACGCCGGGTTCGGCGCTGACGGCCACATGTACGCCGTCAGCCCGGCCACCTCCGCAGCCTTCACCAAGGCCGAAATCGAGGCCATGCAGTACGGCCATAGGTCGCTGACGTGAGTGGGATCACCACCACAAAGTCCGTGATGTTCGTCGCGGTTAACTCCGCGTCGGGCGGGATCACGCTGACCAAATCGGTGCTGTTCATCGCGTTCAATCCAACCGCGGTCGTCAACCCGCGCACCAAGGCCCGTGTCCGCGTCCGTTACGGCCAGGCCTAGCCCGAAAGCCCCCACATGCGATTGATCGACCTCTTGCTGGCGCTCGTGCTGCGCGGCGGAAAAGTCCATGCGCCGAAGACCCAACAGGGTCATGGCGGAAGTGGTGGGACCGGAGGCACGCCCGCGCCGGTTCCTCCCTCGCCACCGCCGCCTCCACCCCCACCGCCCCCGCCGCCTCCTCCACCTCCCCCTCCGCCGCCACCCCCGCCACCGCCTCCGGTGACGCTGGGCGCCCTGACGCTCAGCGCGTCATCGTTCACGGCGGGCGACGTGGAAGGGACGTTCATCGGGGCGATCATCGGCAAGACGACGGGCTCTACGCTCTCGCTCAACCCCTCGGACACCCACGTCAAGATCGTCGGCACGAACCTGCTTGTCGGGTCTACGTCCTCGTCCGCCGGTACGCTCGGCGTCACCATCCGGGAGACGCTGACGGGCGCGACCAACACGCCCAGGGATACGGCGTTCTCGCTGACCATCGCCGAGGCGCCAGCTGATCCGGTCGTCTCGACTTATGGCAACGACGGGTCGGGCTCGATCCCGGGCGGGGCGACGACCGTAACGCCCGTCACGCTGGCCTCTGTCACCGCCGCCGCGCCGACTTCGGCCGATCTGGTCCTGGCCCTTGAGCCCGGCTCCTACGGCGCCGTCACGATCACCAAGGACATGGATAGCGGCAAGACCCTGACGCTGTACGGGCAGACGGGCGTCAGCTTCTCCTCGCTCTACCTCAACAGCGCCAATGGGATCGCGGTCAAGTACGCCAACGTCTCCAGCGTCTCGGGCAACTTCGCCGTCCAGGTTTCGGGCGGTAGCCGCCTGACGCTCGAACACATCACCGGCAACCCGGGCGGGACCTACTCGGGCGTGGGCGTCTCGATCCGCGACAGCGATACGGTGAGCGTCACCAACTGCGATTTCTCGTTCTACGGGACCGCCGTCGCGCCAGCATCGAGCACCAACGTCACGATCTCCGACAACCGCATAACGGATATCGGCGACAACTTCATCTTCTACAATCTCTGCACTGATCTCGCGATCCTGCGGAATTTGCTGATGCGGCCCGGGGGCCCGAGCGACGGGCAGCACAGGGACGCCATCCAGGGCGCTTCGGCAGGTACGCCGGACGAGGGCGGCCCGACCCGCAGTGCGAGGGTGCAGATCGAGAACAACACCTACATCCGCGACAGCGGACTCTCCGTCGTCCAGGGCATCGGGTTCATCGAAAGCACCGACGACCTCTCCCTGCGCTTCAACGTCGATCACGGAAGCGCCTCGAACGGCATGAGCATCAGCGATTGCAACCGGGTGACCGTCGAGGGCAACCAGGTGCAGGGCCGGACGGATGCGGACGGCCAGGGCAACGCGGGCAGCGGAAGCCAGATCCTCGCCCGCGGCAACTCCGACACGATCACCTTCCTCAACAACAAGTCCGGCGCCATCGGCTACCTGACCAACGCCGAGATCTGCACGAACGTCACGCCGGTTGGGGTCCCACTCGCCAGCGGAGCCCCCGCCAACACCGTGATCGGCTTCAACGGAAACACCTTCCTGGCCGATGCGACGGGCATCGCTGACACCGCCGCGCTGCTCACCTTCCTCGCCGCCAACCCTGACAACCCGCGGCCCTAGCGATGAATGAGCGTCAATCCGTCGCCGGGGCTTACCAGAAGATCGAGAGCCACGAAGAACTGTGCGTCGAGCGCTACGACCGCATCAACGAGAAGCTGGGCGAACTGACGGACGGCGCCAAGACGCAAAACCGGCTGATGGTGAGCGTGCTGCTGGCCCTGCTCGGCTGGATGGCGTTGCAGCTCTGGAATGGCCAGGTGGTGCATCCGCCGACCCAGACCAGCACGCAGACCCAGACCACGACGAACACCCAGACGACGCCGCTCCATGTGCCGGATCGCTAGCGTTCTCATCCTCCTCCTTGTTGCGGGTTCCTGCACGACAATAGGAACGACCATGAGCGGAAATTGGGGAACCGATCACCGCTGGGTCCGAGGGCCGGAAGGACATGTGATGCCGGGGCCGGATGGACGGCAGGTTGTCTAGTTCATCCCGGCGCAGGGCGTAGCGCCGAGGTGTCCGCCATGACCGACCCCATCGACCCAACCGCCGACGCCCTGCACGCCGCCCTCGATCTCCTGAGTTCCGCCGAGCGCCAGAAGCGCTATCGCACCCGGCGCATCCCCGCCCGCTCCTATTCCGAAGACCTCAACAAGCCCCTCCCAGCCGTCGTTGACGGTGTTGACCCGGAGAACGGATGACCGCTCGCAAAGGGCAATCGACCACTGGCCTCAAGCCCCGCGAACTCGACGCGGCGACCAGGGCGGTACTGCAGGAGGGCAACGTCACGGCTGCGGCCCGCAAGCTCGGGATACCGCGAGCGACCCTCCAACATCAACTCAAGATCGCGGAGAAGGCGGGCTATACCGTCCCGCGCACGCAATCCAACCCGTCCCGCTGGCGCCCCGGCGCGGAGATCGTCGCGGCCCGCAAGGCTGAGTTCGAACGAGTCAAGAACTCCGGCCCCAACCGCGATGGCAACGTGATCTTCCGGCCGGACGATGGGCCGTTCATGCTGATCATGCTGGGCGATGAACACCTCGACAATCCAGGGACCGACCTCAACCTCTGGGAACGCTGGATCGGTTACTTGAACCGCGCCAAGCACATCACCGGCTGGTCGCTGGGCGACGTGCTGGATTCATGGCTGAAGCCGCTCGCCCACCTCTACGCCAACTCCGAGACGCCCGCCCCGGAAGGCTGGATTTTGCTGCAACACTACCTCGACCAGATCGGCTCGGACCTCGACTGCTCCGTGGCCGGGAACCATGACAAGTGGGCCGGCGCGAACGACGTGCTGGGGATGCTCATGGAGCAACATGGCGTCATGCACCGCGCCGACTCCCTGCGCGTCGCCTACCGCTGCCCGAACGGACGCGAGATCACCGTCAACGCCCGCCACACCTGGCCCGGGAGGTCGATGTGGAATGAGGTCCACTCGATCAAGCGCGCAGCCCGCATGGGGATCAGGGATACAATCCTCGTGGGCGGCCATACCCACGTCTCGGGCGAAAGCACTGAACGCGACCCGATGAACGGCAAGATATCGTTCTGCTACCAGGTCGCGTCGTTCAAGCTGGTGGACGACTACGCCGACACGCTGGGCTTTCTGGACCGCAACCTGTCGCCCGCCGTCGCCCTGGTGATCGACCCGCGACGAGCCGACAACGACCCCGAGTTGGTCAAGCACTTCTACGATCCCGCGCCGGCCGCCGACTACCTGGCGTTCCTGCGGCGCAAGGCGAAAGCCGCCTAGCCGACCCCTCCACAATCTGCCGAGGTTCCATGCGAGCTGTCCCAGACATCGCCGCGAAATTCGTGCGCGCTCACGAAGGCTGTTCCCTCAGGGCCTATCAGGACTCCGGCGGCGTGTGGACCGTGGGCTACGGCCACGTAGGACCCGAGGTCCACAAGGGCCTGATCGTCCCGCAAGCCGCCGCCGACCTGTACCTCAACGAGGACCTGGGGATTGCCGCCAAGCGCCTCAACGGCGTGGTGGACGAGGCGGTGATCCTCTCCCTCACCGACAACCAGTACGCCGCTCTGATCTCGTTCGTCTTCAACCTCGGGGCCGATCCGGCGTGGACGATCTGGAAGCGCCTGAACGCGCGCAAGTACGATCAGGTCCCCGGCGAGATGTCCCGCTTCGTCAACGCCGGCGGCAAGAAGGTCCAAGGCCTCGTCAACCGCCGGGCCGCGGAAGTGCAGCTCTGGTCGAACGGCGAGCCCGGGACCGACAACGAAGTGCTGTCCAGCGCCCAGACGCGCAACTGCCCCACACCGCCGGTTCCTGGCTCCTCAGGTAGCCTTGTGGGCCGCTGCGTGGCCTACGGGACGGGTGCGGTCGCCTCCATCGGGGTTGCTGCCCAGCAAGTCTCCTCGGCCGTCCAGCCCTACGCCGACAAGAGCCCCATCGTCGCCAAGGTCGTCTCGGTCATGGCGCTCCTGGGGGCGGCGGCCGTGGTCGTGGGCCTCGTCCTGTCGTGGCTCAAGCATCGTGAGGAGAAGCGTTGACCCTAGCTCTCGGCCTGATCGCGCTCGCCCTGGCTCTCCAGCCGGTGATCTGGGCGCTCGTGTTCTTCATCGCCCTCCAGACCGCGTCCGCTGGAGACGGCACACCCCCGACGCAACCAAGTGAGGATCAAATGTCTCAAGCTGTGAAAGACAAGCTGGCGGAACTCGTGGCCGCTTTTGCCGCCGACAAGGCCGCCGCTGTGGAAGCCGAGAAGGCGAACCATCAGTCCGAAGTGGACGCCGCCAAGGCCGAAGCTGCGCAGGCCGAGAGCGACGAGGGCGTGTCGGCGATCCAAGCGGAGATCGACGCGCTGTCGCCGCCGGCTCCGGCGCCTGAACCCGCGCCCGAGGGCTGATCGATGTGGGCGCTCGCGGCGTTTGGGTTCTACGTCGCGGGCGTCCTGTCTGTTGTGGTCCTGATGGTCGTGCTGGCTAAGAACTGGCTTAGCGGGAAGTGGTGATGGAGCGCCCGGCAGGAATCGAACCCGTCGTCCTCAGCTTGGAAGGCTGTGGCTCTACCATTGAGCTACGAGCGCATGAAGCGAGGGGATGGTAACCGGTCCCCTCGCAGCCCGGATCATGAAATCAGCGGGGTAGCTAAACCCGCTGGCTGCGACCCCTTGCCTAAGGGGTGGGGCAATCCGCCAAGACATAAGGCGGATGCGCCGTCGCAACCCCCGAACAATGCCAGAACATCGTTGACTCCGCAAGGGAAATCGATACCATGAAAGCCCTCCTCGCGGCCTACGCGCCCTGGCTCTACGGCGGCCTTGCAGCGATCATCCTGGGGGCCGCGGGCTGGCTCTACTGGCGCGGCGCGCACGATGCCAACGCCCACGTCGCGCAGCACGCGGCGGTCGCCCAGCACCGCTCAGACCAAGCCGTAGTCAAAGCGACAGATCACTACACCCACGACGTGACGATTTTGCACGCCCGGACGGAGAAAGCCTCAGATGCCATCCGTAAGGCCCCAACCGCTCAAGACGCTCTCGATCCCAGCTATCGCGCTTCTCTCTGCGATCAGCTTGCAGGGGTGCGCGGAAGTCCCGTCTGCACCGACGATCACCATACCGGCGATGCTGCGGGAAGCGTGCCCGGCGCCGGTTTCTAGCCTCGCCAGCCACGGTGATGAAGGTGCGCTCCTGATCCAGACGGAAAGCGCCCGCGTCGATTGCGACAAGCGCAGAGGGGCCTTGGTGGAGATCATCGACGGGTCGAACCCGAAGGCAGCGAAGCCCTGGTGGAAGATCGGGCGCTAGCTTTCGTCTAATCCCTCAGCTTCGCCACCATAGCCTCGACCGCCTTCACCTGCGCCCGGAGCTCATAGTTTTCCTGCACCAGGCCCGCCGGATCGGCCATAGTCTCCAAGTCGTGGATGAACCGCCGTAGCGGCAAGGGCAGGGCGTTGATGTTGGCCGCGGTCGGCGTCCAGTCGTCGGGGATGTCGATAATCGCCACGGCCTACTTCCCCTTCGCTGGCTTCGCCGCCAGCGCTCCGTGCAGCTTCACCAAGGCCCGCTCCGCTGTCGCCGTGTTCTGGATCAGGTTGAAGGCCTCAGCCGCACGCAGGCCCAGGTCCGCGACCTTGGACAGCGCGAGCGCCTCGGTCTTCGTCAGCGTGAAGGTGATCTCGTCGGTGCTGGCCATGCTGTCCTCCTAGCGCCTGCGTCTCGGTCGCCCGAAACCCGTGGGGGACGGTTCAGGTTGCGGCCTAGGCGGGCTCACCCGGTCCCACACCTCGCCCATGTTCAGCGTATCGGAACGCGCAAGGCCTGTCGGGGGCTTGGCGTTGGGGTCGGAAGGCGGTGGCGCCGCGCCCTGGATGAAGCCGATGCGGCCGTCGCGTGATCCGCAGTGCGGGCAGATCAGCCGCTCAGCCAGTTGGCCCAGCGTGGCGGCCGGCGGGAACTTCTCGACAAGCTCCGAGGCCGTGTAGCGGACCGCGTGCTCCCTGATCCCGCAGCCGATGATCGTGATCCAGTTGCGGTCGGCCACGTCGGCGACGGTCATGGTGGGGGAGCCGCTGGTGAGGCGATATGGCATCCCGGGGCCTAGCTAACGACCTGTGGTGTCCGATAGAGCCGCGTCGATCATGGCGGCCCATGCGTAGGCTGCGCCACACTGGGGATCGCCGTGGATGCAGACGGTGTTTTCACCAGCCTTGACCATCCCCTCCGTAGGCTCTCGCATGGCTTCGATAGCGGCTCGGGCGGCTTCACGAAGGCGAAGTTCGTCCAATTCGCCGCCCACCTGGGCGTAGTCGCGCACGGGCAGCGCTCTAAGCGCCCTCGCCACACGCTCCACCATCTCGCTCATCTCTTTTCCTTTCCTGTCTCTCGCGGTGAGAGGGGAGGGCTAGGCCGTAGCCAAGCGGCGAGTTATCCACAGGCCTCGCGCATTATGCGCACCGTCCAAATAAGAGAAGTCGCCTTTGCCTAACCGGGTGGCCCGGCTTAACCTGCTGATTGATTGCAGGAAAAACCGGGCCGTTAGTGGTGCCACGACAGGGATTCGAACCCTGGACCTCAGCCTTACCAAGGACGGGTCCCACAACGGCTAGTGGCGACATTGGCGACACTCACACAACATCTTGCGACACTGGCGACGGTGTTCCGGTTTCGCCCCCGCCAGGGTGCGCATAATGCGCGCGGCCCGTAGCCAGACCGACCAGATAATTTGCGCTGGCCCAAAGGCTAGCGGCAAGCAGGACTCCCAGCCAAGCGCCAGCCTGAAAGGCTCCCCACATCGCTGCGATGGAGACGAGGCCTACGGTTAGCCCGAGGAACTGCGCCCTCATCCTCGCCTCCCAGCGATATTGTCCACCGCGCCCCGCAGATAGTCTGGCGCGAACATAGCATAGTGGCGGCGCGTCGTTTCCACCGTATCGCCGAGCATCGTCGCCACCTCATCAAAGCTAGCGCCCCCCTGGAGCGCCCAGGACGCCGCTGTACGCCGCAGGTCGTGGCGGTGGGCGTCATCCAGCCCTGCGAGCCGGCAAGCCCTTCCATAGGCCTTGCGCACGCTCTGCACGGGCAATCCCTCCCACTCGACCACATAGCCCGATGGCCCCGCGACCTTCCGGGCCGCCGTCAGGATCGCCCGCAGCGGGTCGTTCATCGGTATGGGCGCCGTCTTCTTGTTGGCGCTCTGGCCGGGCTTGTACCTGACCATGCCCGCGTCGAAGTCCACGCGATCCCAGGTGAGCTTGAGGATGTGCTTTCCCCTGGCCGCCGTGCTGATCGCCAGCGCGAGGAACACCCGCAGGTGCAAGGGGCTGGCGTGGAAGTAAAGCCGGGCGAACTCCTCACGGCTGAGGTAGCGGTCGCGGGGCTCGCCCTCTCCGGGTAGGGCTATCTCGGGCTCCGTCGGCATCCAGCCGTTGCGGACGCCGTACTTCATGGCCTGGCGCAGAAACCGCAGCTCCTTGCTGATCGTGGCGTCCATCACGCCAGCCTTGCGGCGCTGGGCGGTATAGGTCTTCACGCCCATGGCGCTGACCATGGAGGGCGGGAGCAGCCCGAAGTGGGCCTTGATGTGGTTGAGGCTGTTCTTGATGGCCTTGGGGTAGTGGACGCGCGGATCTTCCTCGCGATCCTTGAGGTAGGCGTCGCACATGTCACCCACGGTGAAGCGCTCAGGCGGCTCGTCCTGAATCGCCGCCATACGTGCGAGGTATCTGCGGGCCTCTACCCTGTCCGTCGCGCCCGTAGATTGACGATGCGAGCGTCCCGCCTCGCTCCAGATGACGTACCATCTGGCGGATTGCTTGCCGTTGATGACGGGTCGTTCGAGTCGGTAGTCGGGCATAGCTTGGCCTCGAAGGCTTCTAGCGCTGTAGGGTGGACGCGGATGATCTTCGGGCCGGGGCGCACGGCCTGCAACTCGCCGGTTGCGACCCAGCGCTCGACGGTGCGGGGGTTGACCTTGAAGTGGTCGGCAACGTCTTTCACGGTCATGTACATGTTTGGCTCTCGGCCTGTCTGAAGGTGGCTCTTTGGGTCATGGAAGGGTTGAGGGTTTCCCGGGGCCTAGTTCGGCATCGGAGGTGTCCGCGATGGCCCCGCATTGGACAGCTAGCGACACTTCGCCCAGCGGTGAGTCCTCAAGGGGCAGTAGCCCACTTTCGAGGGCGCAATAGAGGCAGACAGGGACGAGTTTCGCGGCCTCCTTCGGCTGGGCTACGTCGCGCTGGCAGGTCCGGCAGGTGGCGTAGTGCACGGCCTCGCGATCGATCCAGCCGAGCGACCATGGCCAACACGCCACCTGCCTTGAGTGAACGAGCGTCAGCATTCTGGCGCTCCTTCCGACCTTCGCTGAGCGTCGCGCTCGCTTTCGCGCGACCGCTCATAGGCTCCCCACAGATACATCGGGCCAAACACCACAAGCATAGCGACAGCGCCGAAGACCGCCCCTCGCCAACCAGCCTGAGCGCCGGCCGCGGCGCCCATCAGCACGAAAGCCAAGAGCACGATGGTGCCAGGGTGGTCGCCGTAGCCGTCGACATAGCCGCAGCCGCGGACCGTGTGATGCAGCCACTTCACGGCGTGCCACCTTCCGACTTGCATAGGCTATCGGATTTGGCCGCCCGTAGAGGCGGACTACCGCCGCTCTCGGCAACGGATACCCTATTTCCTCCCCCTCCTAAGGGCCTCACGGCTTCGCGTGTGAGGGTCATGCGGCCCTCGCAGTCAGGATCGCGCGGCCGATCAGCTCGGGGATCTGGGGGACGACGGCGTTTCCGAGGGTTCGCAGTCGGTCCACTTGGCCGGGTAGCCCATGACCCACTCGGCAAATTCCGGGTTCACAGGCCCACCCACGGCGAAAGCTAGGGTGATCCCACCCTGTTTGAATGGCTTCCGCCGATAGCCTGTCTCCGAGGCCAGCGGGGTAGGCCAAAATCCACTGTCGAGCTCGTAACTGCGGGGCGCCCACGGCCGCCGCCGGTATGCCGTCCCATTCCGCATCATACCCGATTGTGGCCAGGTCCCCGAGAACTCGGCCCATCCCCCGAACAAGGAGTTCTGGGACGTTCTCCAAGAGGACGAGGCCTGGTCGTAGTTCGCCAACAAGGCGGGCGACCTCAGACCATAGTCCGCTGTGCTCGCCTGCCATCCCATGACGCTTGCCAGCACGACTGAGGTCTTGGCACGGAAAGCCGGCGGTGATGGCGTCAACGGCGATGCGGTCAGCGCCCAAGCGCTCGGCGGTGAGGGTTCGCACGTCATCGTAACAGGGGACCTCTGGCCAATGCTTCGCCAGCACGCGCCGGCAGAAAGGGTCGATCTCGCAGAAGGCGACCGTCTGGAAGCCGCCGGTCCGCTCAAGCCCGAGGTCGAAGCCTCCGATGCCAGCGAACAGCGATAGGACGCGCAACTGAGCAGCAGGCTCGGCGCTGGTGGCAGCGCGGGATATGGGTTCCCGCGCGCCGCACGATTGGCTCGGGAGGCCCTTCATTCACAACCCTCTAGAGGGCTAGGGAGAAGAGCGAGGATGGCGCGGAGGTCGCCATAAAACTGTTCCGCACTTGCCGCTGGAGGATTTTCCTCGACGCAGCGCAGGAGGGTCCTCAGCCGCTCAATCGCCTCTGTCGGCCATCCCGACTGTACGGCGGGGGTTGTTGGGACTGGTTTATTGGTCATCACGCGCTTCCTTGCCTGCACTCGCTGCGCTCGGACTGCTGGCGCCGTTCTCCGCTGGAAAGCCTCTCATCCCGGCGAACAAGTGGGCGTTCTTCGGATCGGCAAAGAACGCTGCGGTCCGGGCGCCTGAGACCGCGTTTGGGCACGTCTGGGCCGTGTAGTCGCCGAGCGGGCAGCGGGTGTAGTCTGGCGTTTCCGCGGCGACCCATAGGCTGAACGTCGGGTGCCAGCATACGCCGCAATAGGCGCTGAACTTGCCATTGAGGGTCGCCATCGGGGGAAGCGCGTCCATCACAGCCTCGCCGTTGCGGGCGGGGTGGTGATGGCCTCGGATGCAGCCTCTAGCGCGACCGCAACCGACCTGTAGTTCTCGGCAACCTGACCTGACAGGAAGCCGCCGCCCTTGCCGCCGTTGGAGAACCTCACCGCGCCCTCCATCTGGCGCATGACGTGGCGGGCCTGCTCGACTTGGGCCAGAACACTCTGAATGTAGGGCGAGGACGGGTTCCGGGAGGCCTTCTCCTCGACGTGGGCCTCGGCGGGGGTTGCGGGTGGGGTGGTGAGGGCTTTGATATCGAACACGCTAGGCAAGTCAGCTCCACCAACCCACAGGTCTTCGGAGAAGAGTGTGCCTGGTACGGGCGGCGGGGCGATGATTTGGGCCGCCGCTTCCGCGACCGCGAATGCCCGCTGCCGGTCGGCGTAGGCGCCGTTGCTCAGCACAAAACCCTGATCGTGTAAGAGCGTCGGGCCGATCCCGAGTACGTGCAGCCACCACATCACGTTGTGATGCCGGTTCGGACGCGGAAGGGTGAACACAGCGTCACCGATCCGCACCGCAGCGGTCTCCACCGTGAGGCCTGCGAATACTTCCGCGTCAGCGGAAGCCTCGCCGCACGGCTGGCTCCGGGAGACGACCTCATCTTCCTTCTTCATTCAAAGGCCCTTTGTCTTGGTGATGAGGGTGCTGGCGCGGTCTAGCCGTTCGATCTCGGCGATGATCAGGGCCGCGGCACGCACGAGGTCTTGACGTCGGGTCTTGGGCTTCCACCACTTGGGATGCCACGGCCAGTTTTCAGGGCATGTCGTGTCAGCACTGGAGCGGCGAAAGCCGTCGCTCTCGGCCGCGAAGATGGCGTAGCAGCCAGCCGCTATAGCCATTTCGCCCACCGCGTGCTCGTCGTCATGCTGCGGCGTCCAGCCTTCAGCCTGAATCTGCCGCGTCCGTTCAGCCATGACGTCGGTGATCGCGTTGGGCCGACGGCCGGCGTCTGCTGCGCGCATGTTCTTGTCTGAGGTTGTCGCGCGGATCGCCATTTCAGACCTTTTCCAAAAGCTCTAGCGCCCTGCTGAGCTTGAGAGCCGCCTTCCGAGATGGTCCGGTCTTCGGCTCCATGGCGCGGTAGGCGTCGCCCGCGCAGGCGTCGTGCGCCTCAGCGAGGGCTTCCTTGGCGCGCTCAACGCGATTTCGTGCGACCTGGCTTAGCATTGCGAAGTTCGTCCTCTTTCAGAGCGGCTTGGGTGGCGAGCCCCAGACGAAGGCTGCTCCGCACGAGGTGGAGCAGATCGGCGTCGTCGCAGGCCTCGATAGCCTCGGCTAGTTCAGCGAAGAGCCCCCGCATCCGATTGTCGCGGATGCGGGTGACCCAGAAGTCGTCCGCCCTCACAGGACGAAGACGCCCCTCTTGGCGAGTTGGCGGCGATGAAACCCGATGCGCTGGGCGATAGCGGCGGCATTCCCCTCGCCCCGCGCCAGGAAGGTTTCCAGTTGCGCGATCATGTTCAGGTGGCTGGTCATTCGTCGTCTCCTTGTTCTGGTATCGAATATGCGATATGCTGCACTGGCTGTCAACATATCGAATACGCGAAACGGAGAAAAAGTTGGGACGAATCCTGCGCTTCCCGGAAAAGTGGCTGATGTCGTTCGCCGAGGGCACGCTGGCGCGCATTGACGCAGCGGCGAGCCCCGGCGAGGATCGCAGGGCCTTCATCCGCGATGCCGTGGAGCGGGAGATCAAGAGACGCTCCCGTCTGAAGGCCTAGCGCCCCCTTCCGACTTCATCTCGGCCGCCTTCGCCGTTTCGGAGAAACGTGCGTCAGTGGGGTTGGAAGATGAAGTATTGAGGGCCCGGCGGACTTTGAGGAGGCGCTTGTAAGCGGCCCAATCCCCCTTCTTGCCCCTCGCGAGCGTGCATGTCTTGCACTGGCGCTCGCCCCGTCGTCCGCGATAGATGTTCGCCTCGTCGTAGGGGTGACCCTGAGGGCAATGGGTCTTGATCGCGTCCTTCAGCCCGGAATTGGCGCGCCGTGTGTTTTCCTGGGTAGTGACGGCCTCAAGGTGGGCTGGGTTGCAGCAGGCCGGGTTCCGACAAAGGTGATCAATAACCAAGCCGGCCGGGATTGGCCCGCGGGTTGCTTCGTAAGCCACGCGGTGCGCCAGTCGAAGGCGTCGATCTGGACCCTTGAGGCGACCGTAACCCTTAGCGTTCTTTGCGCGGGTAAAGATCATGCACCCCGTTTCAGGGTCGGCGGCAAGCTTGGTGGCCAAGTTCTGAGGAAATGGATCAGGCATCGTCTTTCGCCTCGGACTGCGGGCTTGGGCTCTCCGCTGGACGAAGGCGCGCGAACCCCAGGCTCAGCGGGCCGACATTGACCGCCGCCCCGCTTCTCCAAATCTCAAATCCGATGCTCCAGTCCCATGGTGTCCAGAACAGCAGGATCCCGGTGTGACCGAAGAGGCGCTTCCATAGGCAGTGGCCTCGCGGAGGAGGGATGAACTCGACCGCGCCCATCAATGGCCCTCCGCGCTATCGGATTTCGGCCCTTGGGCCGTACCGCCACGAGAGGCAACGGATGCCCTCGTGTTCCTCGCGATGGCCTTGAGGTAACTGATCGCCCGGAGGAAATAGTCGGTGGCGTCCTCCTCAGCGTACCGAAGCGGAAGCTCTCGAAGGTCGATCTCCCTCAGCCCGGCTTCAGCGGCGGAAAGAGCGTTGTCCAAATCAACATGCGTTCGGTAAGCCGCGGCGAGTTCGGCTTCAGCGCGTTCGGCTCGGGCTTTTAGTTCATCGATGGTGTCGGCGGCTTCCGCGGCCAATTCTCGGATGGTTCCGAACAACCCCTTGAAAGCTAGGCTACGCAACCGCTCGACCAGCTTGTCAGAACCCTCTCCCACAGCGGGGGGAGGGAGATGATCTCGGGGTTGTTCGGTCATGAGTTCATCCCAGAGTTGCCCGTCTTGCTAGGCTTCGCCGTCGCATCACCGGGCGCTGTGCGTCCTGAAACAGCGCGGGTCAGGATGGCCGACAGCAGGCGGTACTCATCTCCGAGACGCTTCCGTTCCACTGCGGTTTCGCACTCCTCCATCTCCTCTCGGATATGTTCCATGCGCCCGACGATCCGGTTCATTTCAGCGCTCATCTCTCCACCACACGGCCATCGACCGTCCTCTTGCGGGTTGGATTCCAGAACGACCGCTTGGCTGGCTTGATGCCGAGGTGCTTCTTGGCGATACGGTCTGTCTTTGCGCGCTGGGCTACGTCCTGAGCCGTCTTGGCCTGGTGGACCTTGCCCCGGAGCGCGAGGACGATGTTGTCTTCCGCGTGACGCCCGCCATTGCAGAGCGCGATGCGGTGCTCGTAATCGAAAGCCTCGCCGGGCATGATCTTGCGGCCCGTCAGCGAACAGCGGCCATCCTCGCGAAGCCAGATACGGAGCTTCACCCGGTCGGGGATCTTGGCGTCGTCGTTGGCGCCTACCCAGCTTTCGACGGAGCGGCTCATGCCGCACGCGGGGAGGCCTTCGAAGCCTCCCCGTCCTCTGCGCCATCGAAATGCTTGATCGTCAGCCCTTGCTCGGCGCACCATGCCAGCGCGAACTCGATCAGGGCCGTGAACTCCCCAACCGTCAGCTTTGACGTGCTGAGGCCCATCGGGAAGAACCCATCGCCGGCCAGCGTGGGGAGCATGACACTCTCGTGGCCCAGCGCCTGCATGAACACGGCCTTGTAGCGGGCCTTGTCCATCTTCATGCCGCAGAGCGTCGGGCGCTGCTTGAGTATCTGGTCGATCAACCCGTGAAGCGCGTCGTTCTGCTCATCTGTGCGGGTTCGCTCGCGCAGCTCCAACATCCACGGCTGCGCGCCCGGCTGCTTCGACTTCGCGATAGCCGCCTCAATGCCCTTGTAGGCTTTGGCGCGGTTCGACCCGACCAGCTTGAGGGTGTGACGGTCGCTCATTGCTACGCCGCCACCGCACTTCCGTTCCCGGCCACGCGGCCAGGACGCTCGCTACCCATTGTTGCGCGAAAGGCTTCGTCCATGTCTTCGGCGCCCTCCACGATGGGGGCGGTCAGTTCCTCACGGCGCAGGATGATCCGGTTGCGAAGCGGATCGAGCCAGCTCAGCGGCAGGTCCGCCGTCAGCGCGTCAAAGTTCTCCTCGAACTCGTCCAGCGTTCCCGCGTCGGCCGCGTCGATGATCCCGTTGATGCGGGTATGGTCGCCGTCGCGCTTGGCCTGGGCGCTGGATTTGCGGCCCTGGATCGGAAGGTACTCGGCGTCCTGAACCGGCTCCTGCGGGGCCTCCCGGGGCGCGTGGGTGCGGGATTGGTCGTGAACGATGTCCTGCACTTCCTCGGGCACGTACATGCCGGATGTGGCCCCCGGGCAGACCGTGCGGACGCCCTCGCTCACCACGCGGGAGCGGAGCATCTGGCGCGGGTACTTCTTCCACATCGGGTTCGCGATCCCGGCCTGGGTGGCGCGCTTGAACGTCCAGTCGATCCGGGCAGAGCCGCCCGAGGGATGGCTGAACGTGGCGTCGGCAGTCGTGTCGTCCAGCGTGTGCCACTCGACCTTGCCGCCGGCGCTGAGGAAGTCGCGCAGCATGGCGTCGGCCTTCTTGGCTGGTCGGCCCTGGATGATGTGATAGTCCTGCGCCGCGCTCGCCGGGTGGCGACCTTCGGCTTGGGCCACCAGACACAGGGCAAGGGCCTGATCGACGTTCTGGACCCCGAACAACTTGGAGGCGGCGAAGGCCTTGGCCATGCGCTCCATGTCGGAAACGGGGTAGGTCTGGACGGGGACGATGGCGTTCATGCCGCGGCCTTTCGGGGTTGATAGATCACCTGGCGCGTCGTGGTGACGGTCACCTGCTCGACGCGGAGGCTGGGAAAGCGGAGCTTGTTGCGGAGGACGAAAGCCTTCGCGAGGTCGGCCGTCTCAGCCGTGGCGATGACGGTTCCGACGCCGTTGACGATGTGGAAGTCGATGGTGGTCATTACAGCGCTACCCACATGAAGCAGCAGACCAGCGCGATGACCGCGCATGTGCTGATGAATTGAAGGGAGAGAGGGAGGAAGACTTTCATGCGTCCTCCCGGGATTTGTCACTGATGACCTGAGGTGTCCGCGTGACAGGAGCTTTCAGCGCCTCGATGAAGTCAGCGCGGGGGCGGTAGATCGGGCGCAGCTCGCAAAGGCACCAGGGCGCGAACGGGCCTTCGGAATCGAAGCGGAGGCCGAGGCCGTCTCCGATCAACACCGCGCCAACATCGCCGCCGCAATAACCGCAATCGCTATCGCCGGAGATCAGTGACTCCACTTGGCAGACAAGGCCGCGCTCAGGCTCATCGAGCCCTACTGGCGCGATCTCAACCCAATCGCCCGGACCGATAGGCGCGCTCATGCCGCGGTCCTCCTATCCTGCCGAAAGTCCATCGCCTGACAGCGAGCATCTTCAAGATCGAGCCAAGCTCTACGGGCTTCACGTGCAGCCGTTTCAGCTTCACGCTCGCGTTCCTCGAAGAACGTCAGAAGGTCTTCAACCCTATGATCTGTAAGAGCTGATCCAGATAGGTAGACTTGGCCGTTTAGACTGGTGAAGGACTGGCTCATTGGCCTTCGCTCCGCGCGAGTTCGGAGGCCTTACGGAGAGCAGCGACGACTTCGGCCGGGGTGCGGCCGGGGTCGTCGTTCCACATGGCGATGTCGCCGTCGTACTCGACGGCAGACCTCACCCAAGCCAACTCGGGTTGCTCGTAGGGGTCATAGAAATCGTCACGGCGCTCGGCCGCGACCTGGACAGCCCCGACCACGCACCAGCAGACCGCCATGGGGGAAAACGGCTCGACCCACTGCCTTTGGGCCGTGGCGCCACGCATCGTTTGCCACCAACAGCCTTCCGGCTCGATCAGGTCAGCGGCCTTCGCCAGGACTTCGGAGGGCTTGAGAGCAACGTCGGTCATGATCTACCTTTCCGACTGGCGTTGAGTTGAAGTTGCGGCCAAGTAGCCGCGCATCCGGGGTGGGTATTGGGAGGCCCTAAACCCAGCCTCACCACTCAACTCAGCAACAACATCCCTAGCCAAAGCCTCCGTAAGGCCAGAGACAAGCCGCGTGCAGTCCCCATCCCAACCCTCGGAGTCCTTCCAACGGGTATCCTGGTAAACCGCCCAGGCGTCACCAGACCGGCAGGCTGAGAAGCTGACACTGACCTTCCGAGCAGAAGCCGGAACGAACTCCCATGGAGAACGGGGATGGATGGCGATGTCGGAGGGGTTGCAGGGGGCGTTCAAGACCGCGCCTCCGCATAGACGTTCCCGTCATCACCGAGGGAGATGGTGAGGGGCGGGAAGCGAAGTTGCAGAACGCTGTTGCCGCGCTTCTGCCGGCGCCTCCAAAATGCGCCACCTTCCCCCGCCGTTAGAGGACTGGACCGCTTGCCGAACAGTGCAGCGAACGCCTCGCAGTCCTTCAGGATCGCCGCGAGGGTGGAGGGGGCGAGGTCGGAGAATCTCGCGTCCTGCTCGTGAACCGTCTCGCCTCTGCGATTGAGTTCCCGCTCGACCAGCACGCCGCGCAGCATCGCCTCGACGTACCCTTGGGCGAAGGGGGAGAGGTGACCCCAAGTCACGGCCAAGTCCTGCGAACCGTTCGGTAGGTCTACGAACTGTACCGCACCCGACGTATTCAAGGTGAAGGAGGTCAAGACCGCGCCTCCGTCCCGAGGGCCTTAGCGATGGCGGCGCGAGCGGCGTCGGTGGCGGTGTTCACGTCGGCGTCCAGATTGCCGTACTTGAGCATCACCAGGGCGAGCATGGTCTGCGCCGCCTGAAGCAGCTCAGGAGCCGCAGCGATCAGGCGGGCGTTGGCGCGACATTCGTCAGCCGACTTTAGTTTGTCGCAGCTGGCCCACACGGTGCCTCGCTGGACGTTTCCACAGGTGGCGACCACACGCCCGTATGGCTCAGTGCCCCAAGGCCCCGGCGTATGAGCAGGGAGGCTGACGCCGCTGGCCGTCTGTGAAAGGTCCCGGGAGGACATAAATTCTCATCTCCAAAACCCCCAGAACCAAGACCAAGGCCCTGCTTCCGGGTGATGGGGAGAGTAGACCATATGGCAACCGACCCTGCAACCGAAAAGTTGAAGCATGGGAAACCCGCGCGCCGGCGGGTTGCGCAGTGGGCGATTTTGCCGGGGAGGGATTCGCTAGGAGGTGAGGGCCGCCACGAGCGCGATACCGCCGAGTGTGGCGGCTAGGCGGTAGACTATACCGCCGATCATCAAGCCTGTCACGGCAAGCCAGCCAGGCTTTTCTTCGTCCACGCGCTCATTCGCAACCGCGTCATCGACCTCCTGCCAGAAGGCTGCGGATTTCATTGGGTCGTCGCTACCCCACTCAGCCGCCGCGATGATCGTATGCCGCGTCTTCCGCTCAGCTTGATCAGCTAGGTTGATCTCGCCGACACGTAACGCTGCGGCCTGATCCATAATTGCGACCAGGCCGAACTCCAGCACCAGGACGCCGAGCCCGATTGACCACTTGTGTTCAGGAAACTCGCTGAAGGCGGCGAAGAGAAAGGCGGTGCCGATGAGCCATCGACAGATCTGTGTCGCCCAGAGGGTTCGCGTCAGCTTGGCGGAAGCGAGTTCGCCGACCGTCACCTAGCCGTTTGTCCCCGTGCGCTTGATGGTCTTGGCTATCTCCACGACCTGGGCGCGCTCGACCGGCCTGAGTTGATCCCAGATGGACCATATGCCGTCAGGATCGGAGGGGTCGCGGATGATAAGATCGGCAGGCTCACAACGCAGCACCTCCGCGGCCGCCTCTAAGAAGGGCTGGTCGTAGCGCTTCTTGCCGGCCTCGATTTTTGACACGTAGCTTTTGGTGATCCCAATGCGCTCGGCGAGCTGCTCCTGAGTCAGCCCCCGATGCTTGCGCCATTCCTTGATGAAGTGCCGCGTGGCCATGCGCCAAATGTCGCACACATGGGAAACCGACCTAAGGTCTCCGTGGGAAACTTGACGCTTGCTATTTAGTAGACCATGCGGCAACATTCGCGGCATGGAGCTATCGGAACTGGTATCGGAATATGGCTCGCAAGCCGCCCTGGCGAAGGTCCTGGGCTGCGATAAGTCGTACCTCAACCGGATTGTGAAGGGTCACCGGCCCCTCGGGCCGTCGCTGGCTGTCCTTATCCTCAACAAAACAGGCAAGCGCCTTGGCCCGCTCGCGCGGCAGGACGCCTAGATGGCCTATTCCGTCCCCACGCTCGCAATCAACGTCGGCAAGTATTGGCGGAACAACGCCAAGGCCTGCATCCGCGCGCGAGTGACGGCTGGCTGTGATTTCGGCGGCCGGATCGGCGAGACGCCGGACAAGGATTCCTCCGTCGCCAACAAGTCCGCCGCATGGCGCAAGAAGGCCTCCCCGCGTCGTTTGGAGACGGTCGCGAGGTACGACTGCACGAACACGCGGATCAGGACGATCTCGGCTGACGGGGCGGGGAGTTCTTCGGGCGCTGACATGACGTGTTCCACCGACCATTTGGGCGCGGACACGGATGAATGCCACCTGAAAATTGAGGGTTACCCGTCGCGCAACCATGCGGCGATTTGTCATGCGGCGCCGATCCCATGACCGGCGCCGAACTTTTCTCCATTTGCGTGGGTGTAGGCGTCGCGCTCGCTGCGCTGATGATGGCCGCCCTGCACGGTAGTCGCTGACATGCTGTGGGGCGCGATCATCGTCTGGCTGGCCCTTCAAGCTCCGCTGGGGCTTCTCGCGGGCCGCTTCCTGAACATCGGTCGGGGAGGGGACTGAATGCCCCTGACCCCCATCACATTCCTATCCGCGTGCCCCCGACGCGGCCAGGGGGGCGCTCGCACCAGTCGCGGGCGTCTCCCGATCCTTCGCGGCGTACCGCTTAGCGGCTCGCCACAGGCTTATCCGAGTTTCCAGATCGCGTCCGGCCATGGCCTGCAAGCAACGCCGCGCCGCGATCAATCCGTCCGTGCGTTCTCCCATGTCGCCCTCCAACGAGGCGCAACATGAGGGCGAACGTCTTGGAAATCCCCATCGTCAAACGGGAAAAGTCCCGCAAGCTTGAGCTTGACATATCGTTCCGCGAAGCCATCAGCGAACACCTTCGCCGACGCTGGCCGAGCGGTACGGCGAAGGAGGCTGCGCGCCGCTATGAGCTGAGCCTAGACAGGGCTCGCGAGGCGGCTGCGGGCCGGGCGTCGCTCACCACGATCGAGCGCATCTTCAAGGTCGATGGCTGGTCAGCCTACCTCGCAGTCGGGGCGGGGGTGCTGGGACATACGGTCACGGCCTATCTCATGGAACTAAGGGCGTCACATGAAAACGACGGCAAGCGTCTCGCTGCGCTTATTGGGGATTCTTGGCCTTGGCGTCCTCCTGGCCCTGACGATCCCGGCCTCGTGGATCTTCCAGAAGCTGGGCGCGGGTTCCCTATGGATCGCCGAGTGGGCGAAGGCTGAGTTCCTCCGGCTGTGGGGGGCGAAGTGACCGTCCTCACGCTCCCCTATCCCCCTAGCGCAAACCGCCTCTGGCGCAACATCCGCGGCAAGACGCTCAAATCCGCCGTCTACCGCGCATGGCTGATTGAGGCCGGGCAGGTGCTGTTCCTACAGAAGCCCGCCTCCGTCACCGGCCAGTACCGCCTCATGGTGATCGCCACGCGGCCGGACCAGCGCGCCCGCGACATTGACAACCTCATCAAGCCCGTCAGCGACCTCCTGGCCCAATGCGGCGTCGTCTCGAACGACAGCAAGGCTCAATCGGTCTTCGCCGGCTGGTCGATGGAAAGCACCGTTCCAGGCGGCCAGATCATCGTCTCCGTCGAACCCGTCACCGCGCCGATCTTCGCGATGGGGAAGGCGGCATGACGGGCCAGTTCGCCACCGCCCGCCGGGGGCTTGAGAACATCGACATCAGCTTCGTGGCCGCGCGCCTGAAACGTGGGGACTCCGTTGCAGCCGTCGCGCGCATGGCCGGCGTGTCGCTTCCCGGCCTGCAAAAGCTGATGGAAACCCTCAAGATCCAAACGCGGAAGGACGCGCCCGCGCCGGTCCTGGTCCTGCCAGCTCCGAGAACCCCACCGCAATGGCGCCAGTCGTTGCCACCGAAGGCTCGGGCGGCCATTCAGGCTGTCGCAGCGGCCCACGGGCTGACCTATGGCGAGTTGACCCTACCGCATCAGTTCCGGGGCTCTGCCGCTGTCTGCCTGGCCCGGCACGAAGCCTATCACGCCGTCCGATCGATCAAGACCGCCGCTGGTGAGCCGGTGTTCTCCTATCCCCAGATCGGCGCTTTCTTCGGCGGGCGCGATCACTCCACGATCATTCACGGCGTCCAGGCGCATGAGCGTCGGCTGAAGGCCAAGAAGACTTGGGAAGAGTGGCTGGCGGGAAAATGAGCGCGCCTCCCTTCATGCAGCTCTACGTCGCCGATTACCTAGGCGACACGCGCCACCTGACGACGGAGCAGCATGGCGCCTACCTGTTGCTGCTCATGGCGATGTGGCGGGCCAATGGCGAACTACCCAACGACCAGGCCAAGCTCGCCCGTATGACCGGCCTGACACCCTCCCGCTGGGCGAAGATCCGCCCCGATGTGCTGGCGTTTTTCCAGGTCGGGGAAACGACGATTTCGCACGCCCGCGTCACTTCTGAGCTGAAAAAGTCTCAGCGGACGAGTGAGGCCCGCAGCGAAGCTGGTACGCGCGGCGCGGAAGCTAAGTTGTTGAAAACACAGGAGCCGGTGGAAGCAATTGCTTTGCCTTTGCCAGAGCAAACGCCAAGCCCGGCTGAAGCATATCAGATATCAGATATCAGAAAGAAGAAGGGAGATGCTAAAGCATCTCTTGTCCGCGAGCGGACTTTGGTTTGGGACGATACGTTCGCGGCGGCATGGGAAGCCTACCCACGGCTGGGCCGAGAGCGTTCCTGTAGCCGAGTCAAGCTCTGGCCCCTGTGGCGAGACGCGGCGCAGCAAGCGGGCGGCCCCGAAAAGCTTCTGGCTGCGGTCAAGCGCTACGTCGCCGAGGACAAGACCCACAAGGGCGACTGCGGAGCGCCGGCCTTCGACCGCTGGCTCAAATCCGGCCGCTGGGAACACTTCCTCGCCGGGGAGGCCTCGCCGCGGATCGTCACGGTGTTCCCGGACCCCGAAATCCGCAACGCGGTGATCTCGGCGAAAGGCGAGGGCTGGGCGAATAGCTGGCTCGATCCGTGCGGCTGGGAGCCCACCGCTCGCCTGATAATCCCCCGCAATGGCCTTGCCGCCCAGAAGCTGCGCTCCGAGGTGCTTCGGGTTCTGCAAGCTCGCAAGGCGTCCATCGAGGAGTTGGCCGCATGATGCCGCGCCGCTACTCCGAACTGACGCGGGAGAACATCTGGGCGCTGCGCCTGCTGGCGGCTATCGAGGTGGCTTATCCCGAGGCCGGCGACAAGAACACGCGGATCATCGCCGGTTACGACGAGTGGCGCCAGAAGACACCGCGGGTAGAACGTGACTAATCCCGGGATGGACCAAGAAACAAGAACCCGGTTCATCAACTACCTATTCAACTCAGCCCTAGACATCGCCCGTAATACCCGAGCCAATCAGGAGAGAATCGCATTGGCCAAACCCAAAAAGCCCCGCAAGACCCCTGAACAGCTCGAAGCCGAGGAGCTGATCCGCCGAAGCCATGACCTCGAAGCCGTCAACCTGCAACCCGACCTTGCGGTTCTACCCAGCGGATCTGACATCGAAGTCACCCGCAAAGCCGAACGCAGAGGCGCCCAGGTCGTAGAGCAGAACACCGCCCGCAGGCTGGACGCCTTCGAAGCCCTGAAGGACGGCATGGTCTCGGGAGCCTACGACGCAGCCCGGCGGCTCGAGCGCGACATCCTCACCCGCCTAGGCCTAGGACCTCACGGCCAGCCCACCGGCGAGCGTGTAGACTGCGCCAAGGGCAGGGTGGACGCCATGATGCAGGCGGGTATCCGATGCGACGAGGTTCAGGACCGCATACCGCCGCGGGACTGGTGGCTGCTGCTGGAGCTGATCGCCCCCAGGATCGAGCGCCCGACCTGGCGCGAGGCCGTGGCCTACATCACCGCAGAGCTGAACCCCCACGCGCAAGGCGCCGTGGTCCGCGCGGCCTGCGTGAACCTGCGGGACGCATACACGGCGCTGGAGAGGAGGGCGGCATGAACGCGCTATATGTGATTATTCGCGATACCGGCGAATATGAGGATCGCAGGCGCGATCCGATTCGCTACGTTACGACAGAGCGGGAGGCGATTGAGGCGTGCGAGCGCGCGCTAGAAGAGGGTAAGACTCTGGCGAAACCTGCGTTCCCGAAACTCGCGAATTCCTGGGGCTGGCAGATGCCAGACGGCTCTTGGTGCGATGGAGAGACTGTTAACAGTTACCGGGCCAGTTGGGCGCGCCGTCCTGATGGCGATGCCCGCGAGGCCGAGCGAGAGCGGTTGGTGGCGGAATATAACGCGGCGTGCCTAGCGATGGGATGCGTTGACCCAGAAGGACCGGACGGCGACGCGGAGTATGTCTACCAAAAGCTGCTACCACTCTAATAAGCTATGAGGATCGACATGGAACGGCGCAAATACACTCTCGCGGAAATCGACGAGATGCGAGCGGCGATCAAGGACACTTACCCAAGCGGCGTGCCGTTCTATCCCGCCCAACGGGCCGTCGAGATAGAGGCCCAGCTTCAGACCTATATGCTGAACGGGACAAGTCCCTTGGAGCTTGAAGCACGCGCGGCAGAGCTACGCCGCCAAGATCAGGCCTTCTGGGCCGTCGAGGGTCGCCTGAGAGCGCCAGCATGACGGGCGGCTGCATCACCGATCCGTTCGGCTATCTGCTCGCTGGGCTCCTTGTCGGACAAGCCTCGGTCGCGGTCGCGTGGTTTGTCTGGGCGAAGTTTCATGAAGACACCTAAGGTCCATCCAGTGTTCCGGAAAGGCCACATCTAGCGTCACACACTCGTGATGCACACAACCCGTTGACACCCGAGTACCTGTGCTGTAGTCGTTAACGGTAACGGGCGCCTTGCGTCCGAACGAATGGCGATGCCGAGCGCTCGCCTCAATCTCGCCCGCCGAACAACTGCTCACAATCGAACCCCAAGGCATCCCGCGCTCCAATAGCCGGGCTCTAGCCATTGCGCATAGGCAGTGACCGCGCGGGCGACCCCTACCCCGCTGAAATCCTATCAAGGAAATCAAACATGGCCCGAGGCGGTAAGCGCGAAGGCGCCGGCCGACCCAAAGGCGCTGTCAACAAGGCGACGGCGGATATTCGGGAAGCCGCCCAGCAATACAGCGATGAAGCCTTGGCGGTTCTCGCCGAGGTGATGAAGACGGGCGACAGCGCGGCGTCTCGCGTGGCGGCTGCCAACAGCATCCTGGACCGGGCTCACGGCAAGCCGAGGCAGTCGGTCGAGGTCGAAGCAGACGTCACGACGCGCATCACTGAGATCGAGTGGCGGGTTGTCGATCCTAACGCCCCAAGCGCCTAGGGCGTTTGTCCCGCTTCTCGCGCCGGCTCGATACAAGGGCGCGCACGGGGGGCGGGGTTCGGGAAAGAGCCACTTCTTCGCCGAGCTGCTGATCGCACGGTGTGTTGCCAAGAAGACCGATGTTGTCTGCATCCGCGAGGTTCAGAAGGACCTCAAGAAGTCGGCCAAGAAGCTGATCGAAGGCAAGATCGAGGCGATGGGCGTCTCGTCGCTCTTCGATATCGTAGACAACGAGATCCGCACGCCGCACGGCGGCCAGATCATCTTCCAAGGGATGCAGGATCACACTGCGGAGTCGATCAAGTCCCTGGAGGACTACGACATTGCCTGGGTGGAAGAGGCGCAATCGCTCTCCGCGTTCAGCCTGACGCTGCTTCGGCCGACAATCCGAAAGCCAGGCTCCGAGCTGTGGTTCAGTTGGAACCCACGCCGAAAGACCGATGCGGTTGACGCACTGCTACGCGGGAAGACGCCACCGAGCGGCGCGGTCGTCATCGAGGCCAACTGGCGCGACAACCCTTGGTTCCCCGCCGAGCTTGAGACGGAGCGAGCCGACGATCAGCGCGACCGCCCAGACCAATACGACCACGTTTGGGGCGGGGACTATGTGAAGATTTTCGAGGGCGCGTACTACGCAGCGCAGCTCGGCGAGGCGAAGAAAGAAAACCGCATCGGCAAAGTCGCCGCCGACCCGCTGATGCAGTACCGCGCCTTCTGGGACATAGGCACGCGAGACGCAACAGCCATCTGGATAGCGCAGTTCGTCGGCCGTGAAATCCGGGTGGTGGACTACTACGAAGCGTCCGGCCAGCCCTTGGCGACGCACCTCAACTGGCTGCGCTCGAATGGCTACGGCAACGCCCTCTGCGTCCTGCCGCATGACGGCGCGAACCAGAACCACATCACGGCGATCAGGTTCGAGGATCACATCCGAGCGGCGGGCTTTGCCGCCGAGACGGTCCAAAACCAGGGCAAGGGCGCTGCGATGCAACGGGTGGAGGCCGCCCGCCGGCTCTTTCCGCGGATCTGGTTCGATGAGGCCAAGACCGAAGCGGGCAGGGACGCGCTTGGCGCCTACCATGAACGCAAGGACGAGGCCCGCAACATCGGCCTGGGTCCTGAACACGATTGGGCCAGCCACGGCGCAGACGCTTTCGGGCTGATGTGCGTCGCCTACGAAGAGCCGGCCCTCAAGCGCGCAACGTCACGAGCAGAGCCGGTTGGCTGGATGGGGAGGTAGTCGATTGGCTTACGACGCTGCCGCCACCAAGGCCCCCGAAGGCTACGCCGACGAAGACGAGTTCCTGGCCGAGATGCGCGACCGCTACCAGGAAGCGGCGGACTACGACCGGGAGAACCGCGAGGAAGCCGTCACCGACCTGGAGTTCCTGGCTGGCGAGCAGTGGAACAAGTCGGACATCGACGCGCGTGCGGGCCGACCCTGCCTGACGATCAACCGCCTGCCGCAGTTCATCGCGCAGGTTGTGGGCGATATCCGCCTGAGCCCGCCGGCCATTCGCGTCCGCCCGGCCGAAGACGCCGACAAGGACCTGGCTTCGATCCGCGAAGACCAGATCCGCTCGATTGAGAACCTGTCAGGCGCGAGCGCGGTCTACACCAACGCCGCGCAAAGCCAGATCGGCTGCGGCATCGGCAACTTCCGCGTGGTGCTGGAGTACGCCACCAACGACGCCTTTGACCGCGATATCGTGATCAAGCGGCTTGAAAATCCCTTCGCCACGCTCTGGGACCCGTACCTGATCGAGCCCACCGGCAAGGACGCACGCTACTGCTTCATTGACGACGAGCTGCCCCGCAAGCAGTTCGAGAAGGCCTATCCGGGGCAATCCGCCTCGGACCTGGGCGAACTCGGCTCACGGCTCACCGCCAGCGGTTGGATGTCGCGCGACGTGATCCGCGTCACCGAGTATTGGACGATGAAGGAGCGGCCCGCCGAGATCTGCATGTTGCAGGACGGCAAGGTCGAGTGGATCACCAAGGAGAACGCCGCCCAGCTGGAGCCCCTGATCGCCACCAACGACCGCGGCGAGCCCATGCGGCGCAAGACCACCAAGAAGACCGCGTGCATGTACCTGGTGACGGGCCACGCGATCCTCGAGGGGCCGGTCGAGTACGACATCAGCCGCCTGCCGATCTTCCGCGTCCCCGGCTGGGAAGTCCAGACCGGCAAGAAGAAGATCCGCTTTGGCCTGGTCCGTTTCGCCAAGGACCCGCAACGTCTGCTGAACTACTGGCGCTCGGTCTCGGCTGAGGTCCTGGCCCTCGCACCGCGTCAACAGTGGCTCATCCACGAAACGCAGTCGGGTAACGCCGACGACTTCCGCGCCGCCGCAACCTCGGGCGATACGGTCCTGACCTGGCAAGGCCAGATCGAGCCCAAGCGCATGGAGCCGCCGCCGGTCAACGCGGCCGTGCTTCAGGAAGCTGCGCTCAACTCGCAGGACATGAAGGACGTCACCGGCCTGCACGACGCGAGCCTCGGCGTTCAGTCCAACGAGACGAGCGGCAAGGCCATTCTCGCGCGCCAGAAGGAAGGCGACGTCGCGTCCTACATCTACCAAGACAACCTCAAGTCGGCGATTGCCGAGTGTGGCCGCGTCGTCAACGAGTGGATTCCTCAGGTCTTCGACAAGCCCCGCACGGTTCGCCTGCTGGGCGAGGACGGCGAGCAGCGGGTGCAGCGCGTCAACGACCCGATGGACCCCAACAGCATCGACCTGTCCAAGGGCAAGTACGACATCATCGTGGACACCGGCCCGAGCTATACGACCAAGCGCCAGGAGGCGTCGGAGTCGATGCTGGCGTTCGTGCAGGCCGTGCCGGCGGCGGCGCAATATGCTGGGGACCTGATAGCTAAGTCCCAAGACTGGCCGATGGCGGACGAGTTCGCACAGAGACTGAGGAAAGCCCTTCCGCCCGGGCTAGCGCAGGACCCCGACGAGAAGCTGACGCCAGAGGAGCAACAGGCTCGCCAGCAGGCCGCGCAACAGGCCCAGCAGATGCAGGCTATGCAGGCCCACGCTGCGGAACTTGCCCTGAACGAGCAGGCCGCCAAGATCGAGAAGCTGCACGCCGAGGCCAACAAGATCAACGCCGAGGCCAAGGCGCCAGCGCCAGGTCCCGAACCGCAAGACCCCGCCATGCAAGCGCTGCTGCTGCGTAAGGCCAGCGCTGAGGCCGCCACCGCCGAAGCCAACGCCGGGATTGCCTATTTCAACCTCGCCGAGCTGACCGGCAATCCGCGTCTAGCCGAGGCTGAGGCGCAGAAGGCCGAAGCCGACGCGCTCGGGGCGCACATCGACAACGCTGCGGCGCTCCTGGATCTACAGGCCAAGCCCACCGAGACGGCGCTGGCTCACGCAACCACGGTCAAGGCGCTCAAGGAGCCGCCGAAGACACCGGCCAAGCCCAAGGCCTGACTTTCCGCGCAGGGTCCTCGCTCGCCCCTGATCACCGCGCCTAGAGCCTCGCGAAAGCGCTCATGTCAGAACCCCACGAAGCCGCGCCTGAAGGCGTGAGCGAAGACGCCGACGTTGCCGATCAGGTAGCGGTGGAAACGAACCAATCCGGCGAAGATGCAGCCGCAGCCGAGACAGACGGCGAGGGCGAACAGCCCAAGCCTAAGAAGTCCGCGCAAGAACGCATCAACGAGCTGACAGCGGCCCGGCGCGAAGCCGAGCGGGAGGCCGAGTACTGGCGCTCCAAAGCGACCCAGACCGCGCAACCCACTCAGGCGCCCCAAGCCGACGCCAGCGGAAGGCCCGACCCCGACAAGTTCGACGGCGGCGTCTACGACCCGGCCTACATCGACGCCCTGACCGACTGGAAAGCTGATCAAGCCGTCGCCAAGCGCTTTGCAGAACGCGAGACGCAAACCCGGGTCCAGACGGCGCTCCAGTCCTTCGAGGACAAGGTCACCGAACAGTACCCGGACGGAGAACCCGAGGGCATCACCGCGCTGCGGCGCGCTCCCAACCTGCCCCAGACGGTCTTCGACCTGATCACCGCCTCCGACATCGGCCCCAAGCTGGCCGACTATCTCGGAACGCATACGCGCGAGTTCCAAGCCCTTTCGGCCATGCCGCCGCACCTCCAGGGCCGCCAGATCGCGCAACTCGAACAGAAGCTCTCGGCCCCGCCGAAGCCCAATCCCGCAACCAACGCCCCCCCCGCAACGCCCCAGGTCAGGGGCGCAGGCGGTCGGTTCGTGCCGGGCCTGCGGGATGACCAACCGATAGAGGACTGGCTGGCGGCACGTAACGCCCAGCTAGGCCGCTAGCCCAGCCACGGCCCGTCGAGAGACGCGCCTTTCCCAGCGCGGCCATGAGCCGCCCGAAGGACCCCCGAAATGTCTAACACGATCCTCACCCCCACGGCGGTGACGCGAGAAGCCTTGCGCGTTCTCCACCAGAAGCTGAACTTCGTCGGCACCATCGAGCGCCAATATGACGACCAATTCGCCAAGACCGGCGCCAAGATCGGCGACTCGCTGAAGATCCGCCTGCCGAACCAGTACACCGTCCGCACGGGCGCTGCTCTGGTCGCGCAGGACACCACGGAAACCAGCACCACGCTCCAGATCGCGACCCAGAAGGGCGTTGACCTGAACTTCACCAGCGTGGACCTGACCCTTTCGCTGGACGACTTCACCGGCCGCATCCTCGAACCCGCCATGGCCGTCCTGGCCGCCAACATCGAGGCGGACGCGATGAACATGTACAAGGACGTTTACAACAACGTCTGGAACTCGGGTTCGGCCACCACCTACGCCCACGTCCTCGCCGGTCGCAAGATCTTGCAGGATGGCCTGACCCCGATGAACGCCCGCACCGCGAACATGAGCACCCAGCCCATGGTCGATCTGGTGACGGACACCAAGACCCTGTTCAACGACCAGGCGCAGCTCTCCAAGCAGTACAAGGAGGGCTACATGGGTCGGGCCGCCGGCTTCGACTTTGTGGAAAACACCCTGTGGCCCGGTCACACCCGCGGCGCCGAGGACACCAACTACGTCTGCAACACCTCGACGGGCATCACCTCGGGCACCGCGACCATCACGGTTTCCGGCGGTTCCGGTGCGGGCAACGTGGGCGACTGCTTCACCATCGCGGGCGTCTACAAGGTCCACCCGGAAAGCAAGGTGTCCACCGGCATCCTGCAATCCTTCGTGGTCACCACGGCGTTCACCTCGGGCGCCACCTCGATCGTCGTCTCGCCGACGCCGGTCACCTCCGGGGCCACCCAGAACGTGACCATCGTCTCGGCCGGCGCGTCCAAGGCGCTCACTTGGTCGGGCACGCTTTCGGGCCTCGATGACACGTCGCTGCTGTATCACAAGGAAGCCTTCGCCTTCGCGACGGCGGACCTGGTGATGCCGAAGGGCGTGGACTTCTCGGCCCGCGAGGTCCTGGACGGCATCTCCATGCGGATCGTGCGCCAGTACGACATCAACTCGGACAAGTTCCCCGCCCGACTGGATGTCCTCTACGGCTACAAGACCATCCGCCCGCAGTTCGCCTGCCGCCTCCACAACAACTAGCCGCTCCCCGGCTGACTGGCTCGCTCCCTAACCGGGGCGGGCGTTTTCTTTCAGAAAGGGCCATTTCCATGGCTATTACCCAAATCGGCGATTCCGGTCCCGATGGCGTCAACATCGGCGCATCGGCCACCAGCAAGGTGAGCCTCTACGGCGTGACCCCCGTCGCCCAGCGCACCAGCACGGTCCTTGCGACCTCGCTCCTCTCGGCGTCGTCTTATGTCTCCGTGGCGTCGAACACCGCGGCGATCATGCTCGAACTCTCGAACGCGCTGATCGCGCTGGGCGCCTACAAGACCGCCTAGACCGCGTGAAGGTCGTCTTCTGCGTTCCTTCGCTAGCCGGCCCTACGGCCCCGTTCATCAAGGCGATGGAGCAATCCATTCCCTTGGTGACGGGTGCGGGGTGGGTCGAGGCCCTGGTTCAGGAAGTCGGCAACCCGTACATATCCGCCGCCCGCGCCACGATGCTCCGCAAGGCGCTCGACGGCGGGGCCGATGTCATCGTGTTCCTCGACTACGACCTGTCCTGGGAACCGCAAGACCTCCTCACCCTGCTTGAAACGCCCGGAGAAGTCGTGGCGGGCCTCTACCGCTTCAAGAAGGACGACGAGGAGTACATGGGCGCCTGGGACACCGATCCCGAGGGCCGCCCGCTAGTCCGCGATGACGGCACGATCCGCGCCACGCGGGTTTCGGCCGGCTACCTGAAGCTCACCCGAGAAGCCGTCGAGCGCTTCATGCGGGCTTATCCAGATCTTTGCTACGGCTCGCCGATCAGTCCGAGCGTGGACCTTTTCAACCATGGCGCCCACGATGGCGTGTGGTGGGGCGAGGACTACGCCTTTTCGCGGCGCTGGCTCGCGTGCGGCGGTGAAATCCACCTGCTGCCCGACCTCAACCTGACGCACCACGCGCCTGACCGGGCCTATCCCGGCAACCTGCATCAATTCCTCATGCGCCAACCTGGCGGCTCACTTGATCCGGCGAGGGCTCAATGACGACGCTTCGCCAACTCCTCACCCGCTCGACGCGCATCATCAAGCAGTCCAGCGAAGGTATGCCGGCGCCGGTAGCCTACATCGCGCAGAACGGCGTCATCGCCTTCAACGCCATGATGAAGGAACTGCGTGGCCAGCAGATCGGCCAGAAGCTCGCGCGCGTGTGGGACGCCGCGGACGGTTCTGGTTCGATCCCCGGCGGGCTCTACTCGGCCGACATCACAACGCCTGTCCAGCCCTTCAACGGCGACCGCATCGGGGTCATTGGGGTGAGGACCGTCACCGCCTACCAGGACACCATCGAAACGGCGTCGTTCGTCACCACGACGGAAAGCACGACGTGGATGTACCGCGAGGACCTCGGCGACTGGATCAAGGAAGCCGACCTCACGCTGGACGATGACGTTCCGCTCTCCGAGGACTGTGACGAGGCGCTGGCGATCCTGCTGGCGGCCCGGATGGTCCTGGAGAAGTCCGACCTCACGCCGACGCTCAGCCTGCTTTCCGGGCAGGCGAGAGGGCGGATCAGCCAGCTCTACCGTTCCCGTCCCTTCGTGCCCGTTGACGCGCCCTTGCTGCGCACCCTCGGACGCTGGTGCAACTGATGTCCCAGCGGGTTCCGGTCGGGCTGGTCGGGGGAAGCTCGAAAGCCGCGTCCTACGCACAGCAATCGGCCCGCACCGTCAACATGATCCCGGAGGCCAACGACCCGGACGCCAAGGCGCCGGTCGCGCTGATTTCCGCTCCGGGTTTCTTCCGCTGGGCTGACTTCACCGGGCAATTCACCGGAAGCCCGCAAATCCGCGCCTTCCACCTGATGGGGGACCGCTTCTTCTGCGTCGTCGCCGAGAAGATCGCCGAGGTGAACTATAACGTCGAGCTGACCTCGTTCTCGTCGCTGACGCTACTCGCCTCGCTCGCCACCTTCTCCGGCCGGGTGACGATGAGCGACAACAACGGCAAGCTGATCGTGGGCGACGGGACGGGGTTCTACGTCCTCGACCTCGATACCCGCGTGCTGTCTCCCGTCCTCAACGAGGGCGAGGAACAAATCATCGGCACCGACAGCGCTTGGCTCGACGGCTATACGATCTATTTCGAGCGGGATAGCGGCAAGTACCATTGGTCGGCGCTGAACGACCCGCTCACCGTCGATGGGCTGAATTTCTTCTCTGCCGAGGGAAACCCCGACAAGATCCTGCGCGGGATCGTCTCCAACCGCGAGGTGATCATCCTCGGCAAGGACTCCACCGAGTGGCATCAGAACTCGGGCGGGGCCAACAGCGCCTTCTCGCGCATCCCCGGCGGGTTCGTGGAGTACGGGTGCGCCGCCCGCTGGACCGCGGCCAAGCACGCCGGCGGCATCGCCATGGTGGGCCGCAACCAAGAAGGTCAGGGCAAGGTCGTACTGCTTGGGACCGCGGGAACCGAGCCCCAGGTGATCTCCAACACAGCCGTGGAAAAGGCGCTGGAGAAGGTGTTCTTCTCGGCCATCGACCGCGCGGACCTGACGGAGCAGATCACGGCCTTTTCCTACGAGGACGCGGGCCGCAAGTTCTACGTCCTGAACCTTCCGGCCGTTCCGGGCACAGTCAACAGCCCAGCCAGGCCGTCGCAGACCTGGGTTCACGATGCGACTATGCCAGCGGCCCTGGCGTGGACGGAGCGCGCCTACACGAACCCCGCGACGGGACTCTATGAGCGCATCCTGTCCGACCATCACGTGATGTTCCGCGGGCGGCACTACACCGGGGCTTACAACCTCGCCCACATCTACGAGATGAGCTTCGACTACTACCGCGAGAACACCCTTGAGCTGGTGAAGATGCGGGAGAGTACGCACCTCAGCTTCGGAGGCCAGCTTTTCACGGTCGAAGAGCTGGAAATCCAGGGTCAGACGGGCGTTGGGCGTGACGGCGGCGTGCAAGGCTCCGATCCACTTGTCTCGCTGCAATATTCCTGGGACGGCAAGCCCTGGAGCAACGAGATCACCCGGCGCTGGGGCGCGATAGGTCAACCCGAGACGCGAGCGATCTTCGGCCCTCTGGGCTCGGGCTATGACCTCGTTGTCCGGGTGTCCTGTTCTGAGCCGATCCCGTTCACGCTCACCGCCGGGTGGGCCACTGTGAGCCTCGGCTAGTGGTCACCAAGGTCGATTTCGGACCCGTCCGCCGCGGGCTCTACAAGATCGGAGCCGACCGTGGCACGGTAGACGCCTTGGAAGCCGTCGTGAACGGCCTCTACGACGTTTCCACGACCACGGAGGGCCAGAGCGACGACCTGACCGCTGTGACCGCCGCAGCGGCGGCTGCACAGGCCTCGGCGGACGCAGCGCTGGACCGAGCGGAAGCCTCGGCGCTGTTCGAGCGGCCCCTGGACTTCACCGGCCTGCAACCGACCGGAGCGCCGCCACCCAGCGCGCCTGGCGGAACCTCGGGTCAGGTGCAGTGGAACAACGCCGGGAGCTTCGACGGGCTCACGTTCTCCGGAGATGCCACGCTCGTGGCGTCAACGGGCGTTGTCACGGTCGCCTCGATTGGCGGGGTGACGCCGGGAGCGTTCTACTCGGGCACAAGCGCCGCGAACCTGACCGGCAACCTCTCGGTCTCTCGGTTCAACTCGGGGACCAGCGCGTCTTCGTCCACGTTCTGGCGCGGCGATGGAACGTGGGCAACGCCGGCGGGTACAGCGCCCGGAGGCTCCAGCGGTCAGCTTCAGTACAACAGTTCCGGCTCCTTCGCAGGCGTCCCGACCGTCAACGGCGATGGCACGCTTAACACCTCGACGGGCGCGCTTGCCGTCACGAAGACGGGTGGTGTGAGCTTCGGTTCGTTTGCGACTGGGACCGATGCGGCGAACCTAACCGGCACACTGGCCGGCGCACGGGTTTCCGGCTCATACACCGGCATTACCGGCGTGGGAACGCTCACGGCGGGCACTTGGAACGCCACGATTATCGGCTCAGCCTATGGGGGCGCCGGGTCCGTCTCGGGCATTCTGAAGGCTAATGGCTCGGGTACGGTCTCCGCCGCCGTGTCCGGCACGGACTATGCGCCAGCCACCTCCGGTAGTTCCATCCTCTACGCCAACGGCTCTGGCGGTTTCTCCAGCGTCACCGTGGGAACCGGCCTCAGCTTCACGACGGGGACGCTGAGCGCGACGATTTCGGGTACGGTCACCACGACAGGCTCACCGGCCAGCGGAAACCTCGCCAAGTTCTCCGGCTCGACCTCGATCACCAATACTACCGTCAGCGCCTTCCTCGATAGCGAGTTCAGCTCGACGCAGGGCTCAATCCTATACAGGGGGGCCTCGGCCTGGGCGGCGCTCGCGCCGGGAACCGCGACCTATGTCTTGCAGTCGCAGGGCGCTGGCGCGAATCCGCTGTGGGTTTCGCCGCCCGCCGCCGGTGCCGGGACTGTCCTCATATCGGAACAGACCCCGACCGGGTCGTCAGTGACC